AATCGCCCTTGGCAATGTGGCATGATTAAAGTTAAAGGGAATGAGGTCTTAGAAACTTCTGATATTTATATTAAATGGGATAAACCTATTAATGTCAGCAAAGAAGCTGCCCAAATTACTCGCTTTGATCAGTACAAATATAATAAAATTGCTATCCATTCTAGCGAAGCTATTAAAACTATATCGCAGTGGTTGGAAAATTGTGATTATATAATCGGGCACAATATCTTAAACTTTGATATGTATCTCATTAAAGATTATTACGAAATGTATGGGAGAGAATGGAAGCACTTAGTGAGTAAAGTTATAGATACTAATTGTCTAGCGAAGGGAGTTAAATATGAAATCCCTTACTCTCAAGAAATGAGCTTAATTGAGTACCAGTATAGAGTACTGAACGAAAGAAGAAAAGGAGTGAAAACTAACCTTACAAGCCTTGGAAAAGAATATAGCATAGAACACGATTACGAGACTCTTCACGACGCACTTAACGATTTACATTTAAACATTAAAGTATGGAACAGACTGAAATTCCAAATCGCAGTATGAACTTTTCAAAAGACTTTCAAAAATACGAACTTGGCCTTCACGGACTTAGAATGCCTGTCTTTGAAATTGACCAAAGACACAAGACTAGACTTAAATTAGTTGCTCAGACTTCTAATTACGACTTTTTAAGAAGTCTAGCTAGAGAGGGGTTTCATAAGCTTGATCTCGAAAAAGGAAGCGCTCTTTACAAGAGGTATATTGATCGCGTTAATTACGAATTACAAATTCTTCAAGAGTTAGAATTTATTGATTACATTATTCTCATTTGGGATGTGATTAATTATTGCAGAGAGACGAGTATTCCAACTGGGCCGGGAAGAGGATCTTGCGCTGGCTCTCTACTATTATTTCTCATTGATGTAACCAAAATTGACCCCATTAAATATGAACTATTTTTTGAGCGATTCATTTCTAAAGCCAGAGCAAAGAAAACTATTGTTGATGGAGTGACTTATTTTGATGGCTCGCTATTTCCTGATGTTGATCTTGATATTTGTTATTATAATCGACATAGAGTAATAGCTTATCTTGAAGAGAAATTCAAGGGCAAGACATCTAAGATCCTTACTCTAAACACTTTAAGTTCCAAACTCTGCATAAAAGAGTCAGGGAAAGTAGTGGCAGAGAAACAGGAGAGCGAAATGAATGATGTCTCTTCTTATATTCCTAAGCTTTTCGGTCAAGTCAAGAGCTTGGAAGAAGCAGTCACTGAAAGCGAAAAATTTGCAGAATGGGTCAGCACGAACCAAGAAGTTTATAAGATCGCTTTAAAGCTCCAGAATCTTAATAAAAATAAAGGCGTACACCCGTCTGGGCTTTTATTGGCGCACTCACTCCTTGAAGAATCCTGTCCAGTAGAATTGTCATCAGACAAGCAGGTCGTTTCAAGCTACGACATGAATAATGTTACAGCTTACAATATTAAACTTGATTTGCTTGGTTTGCGAGGAGTATCAGTTGTAGACGATGTTTGCAAATCTCTTGGAATCAGATATGAGGATATTGATGTAAATGATGTTTTCATATATCAGCAATTACAAGACTTTAAGTTGCCTCATGGATTATTCCAAATTGAAGCAGAAACTAACTTTAAAGTATGCCAGAAGGTAAAGCCTAAAAATCTTGAACAGTTAAGTGGCGTATTAGCTCTTGCTCGTCCCGGTGCATTGCAGTTTATTGATAAGTATGCTAACTATACAAACAATAATCATTACGAAAGTATCCATCCTTTCTTCGACGATATCTTAGGAGTAACTGGAGGAGTTTGTTTGTATCAAGAACAGTTGATGAAAATGGTGAGCAAGGTTGGATTCTCACTTGACGAAGCAGAAATTGTTCGACGCTGCGTGGGCAAAAAGAAGGTCGAAGAGATGAAGGAGTGGGAGCAGAAGATTAAAGACAAGATCTCCCAGCAGAAACTTGACCCTAAGATTGGCGAAGTCCTATGGAGGATTGCGAACGACTCAGCTAATTATCAATTTAACAAATCGCATTCAGTCTCATACGCTGCTCTCGCCGCAATATCTATCTATCTTAAATTTAAATATCCGCAACAGTTTTTCTTGTCCCTATTGAAAATGAGTAAGCATGAGCCCGATTCTATTGGAGAGATATCTAAAACAGAAAAAGAATTAACTTATTTTAATATTAAACTCTTGCCTCCTCATTTATTAAAGTCAAAAGAAGAGTTTTGTATTGAAGGCGATAATATCCGTTTTGGACTTCTTTCTGTTAAAGGTATCAGCGAGAAGACTATTAAAGCCGTAAATGAATTCAGAGGAGAGTTTAAGAACAAATTCGACATCTTTGAAACAGCCTCTCAAGCCAATCTAAACATTGGAGTCCTTTGCGCCCTTATCCAAGCAGGAGCCTTAGACGGAGACTTCAAGCAATCAAGAAGTAAAATAGTATACGAAGCTCAACTTTGGAACATCTTAACTAACAAAGAAAAAATAAACGCCAAACTGTTTGGCGAGACCTTTGAGTATGATTTGGTTAAAATTCTCATGCACATGAAAGACAACAAAGATGTGCAGGGCAAACCTTACATAAAAGAATCAAGACTCCAAACGCTGCGAACCAAAGCAGATGCCTATAAAAAGATATATGAGATCAATAGCAAATCAGAGAGTTTTGCTAATTGGTATTATGAGAATTCTATTATTGGTTATAGCGTAAGAAGTAAACTGAGAGAAGTATTTATTGCAAAGAAAGACGATCTAGTTTATATAAAAGACATTGCTAATTTCGGCGAGAAAGATGAAGTTTGCTTCATCGGCGTAATTAAAGAATGCATGTCAGGGGTCTCAAGAGAGAAGAAGACTAGGTATTTTAAAATGCAAATCTCTGACGAAACTTCTGCCATCAACACGATGATCTTCTCTGATAAAATAGATGAGATGCAAAATCTTAATAATAGAATGCCAAAGGAAGAAGACATAGTAATTATTACCGGACAAAAGTTTGGAGACTCTGTTTTTGCCAGAATGGTCGCTATCCAAACCCATACGGTTTACACTAAGCTTTCTCAATTAAAAGCCGAAAAAAATAATTGATAAATCGGCTTTTTTCAGGCAAAATAATGTCTGAATGAACCTACAATTTTATAAGGGAAATGCAAAAGTAACTGGAACCGCTTGCTCTTTTCAGACAAAGGGAACCTCTTTGTTTGTCAACTTCATCAAGCAGCACTCTTGGAATGAAGCGAAGAAGCTTGGGTCTTTTCGTGAGAACGCTAAGAACCCAGAGAAGACTACTGTCTTAAAGTTCAATGCGGTAGAAGCCGCAGGTATGGTAGACGCAATTGATAGAAACGCAGAATACAAGTTCTATCACACTGCTCCTAATTCAAACGCGATGGGCAAGTTTTGTCCTTATCTAAGGGACAACGCTCAGATTGGGTTTTCTTTTAATGCCACCAAGGAGCAAAAGGGAGATACTGTTAACAAGGTAAGTTTCTTGATTGGATTTACTTTTGCAGAATCTATACTAGTAAAGACTTTCCTTTTGGAGTTCATTAGGAATTCTTTCTATCCTCAAGATGATGTCGCTGCACCTGCTCCAAAAGAAGCTCAACAGGAAGAGTATCCGGCAAGGGCAGCTTATAGTAAAATCCAACTAAATCAATCTGCTGTCCAACCTGCTGCTCAGACTGAAGCAGAAGCTCAAGCAGAAGAACTCGTATTCTAATGCGAAAGAAAAAGATAGTAATTCAAACGGATTGGTGCCTCGCTAAAACTGGATTCGGTAGGGCGGCGAAGGAACTAGTCTCTTACCTATATAACACGGGTAAGTATGATATTATCCATTATTGCGGGGGAACCCAAGTGGGTTCTCCCGTTTTATCCAAGACTCCTTGGAAGAGTCTTGGGAGTATCCCTACCGATCAAAACGAGGTCAATAGAATTAATGCCGATCAAACTCTTGCAAGAGATGTTTCTTATGGGTCTTATTATATTGATCAAGTAATCAAAGAAGAGAAGCCTGATGTTTGGATTGGCGCACAAGACCCTTGGGCGTTCACTCAATACTATAACAAACATTGGTATAAGAACATCACTTCTCTGCTTTGGGTGACTCTTGATTCTTTGCCCATTTATGAAGAGGCGATTAATCAAGCTAAAAAGTCTTCTCAGTATTGGATTTGGAGTGAATTTGCTACAAATGAAATGCACAAAATTGGTATCAATAATGCCAAAACTGTACATGGCCCAGTAAATCATTCTAAATTTAATCATTTAGGAGCAGAGAAGAAGAAGCAGTTAAAGGCTAATTTTGGGCTTTCTGATTCTTTTATTGTTGGTTTCGTATTTAGAAATCAACTTCGTAAGTCTGTACCAAATCTATTAGAAGGATTTAGAGACTTTGTTAAAAATAATCCCGATGTTAAAAATGCAAAGTTGCTATTGCATACTCATTGGGGAGAAGGCTGGGACATTCATAAGCTTGCTGATGAATACAAGATAGACAGAAAAGATATCCAGACGACTTATGTCTGCAATAAATGTAAAAATTACTTTATCTCGCATTTTCAAGGTCAAGAATTAGGCTGTCCAGTATGCAAGTCTGAGAAGAGTTGCTCAACTACCAACACTGGATTCGGTGTATCCGAAGAGCAGCTATGCGAAGTTTATAATTTGATGGATGTGTATTGCCACCCATTTACTAGCGGTGGTCAAGAAATTCCAATTCAGGAAGCTAAGTATTGCGAATTACTAACTCTCGTCACTAATTATAGCTGCGGCGAAGACATGTGCCATCCTGACGCTGCGTCTATTCCTTTGGAATGGTCAGAGTATAGAGAGCATGGAACGCAATTCAGAAAGGCTTCGACATACCCTTCTTCTATTGCCAAGCAGCTATATCGCGCCTACAAGATGTCTGACCTAGAGAAGAGACAGTTTGGACAAAAGGCGAGGAAATGGGCTATAGAGAATTATTCTGTTCCTGTTATTGGAAAGATGTTTGAGCAATATATTGATTCTATTCCATTTACCACTTACGATTTCTCTTTAAAGGAAGAAGAAAAAGATCCCAATGCAGCTATTCCAAATATAACTGACAATGGAGAATGGTTGATCTTCATGTATCACAACATTCTGAAGATGAAACAGGTGGATCAGAATGAAGATGGATACAAGCATTGGATGGAAAAGCTTTCTAAAGGAGAAACTCGACAGAATGTTGAAAATTATTTCCGTCAAGTAGCATCACAAGAAAATCAAAAGAATAGAAAAGTAGATTTTGAAGATATTTTAGATCCTACTGATAAAGGAAAGCGCATCTTGTTCGTTATGCCTGAAAGTATTGGAGATATTTATCTCTGCACCTCTCTTCTTGAGTCAATTAAAGAGACTTATCCTGATCATAATTTGTATTTTGCCACTAAGAAAGAGTACTTCTCAGTTCTTGAGGGCAATCCATGCATCCATAGAATACTAGAATATATCCCTCAAATGGATAGTTTACTGTGGCTTGAAGGACACGGCAACCATCAAGGTTATTTTGAAATAGCATTTCTTCCCCATATAGGGACACAAAAGATGCTTAATTATCTTCACAACGGCAAAGATAAGATCGCATTCGATATTAAATAATATGCACCTTTTAGAACAATATTCTCTAGCTTCTGGAGTCAAGATTAAGAAGCCATATATTTACGAAAAGTTTTTCCCAGTAACTGCCGAAAAGTATATCACTTTCCATCCAAGTTCAAAACCTTCGAAGACTTACGATTACTGGCAAGAAGTAATAAATATCATTTCTCCTATTTTAAATAGTAAAGGTATTAAAATTATTCAGCTTGGGCAGGAAAAAGAAAAGGTTTATACCGGCGTTGTGAGCTTAGTGGGATTCACTAATATAAACCAAACTGCTTTTATTTTAAGAGACTGTTTGCTGCACTTTGGTGCAGATAGTTTTCCTACTCATATCGCTTCTGGATATAATAAAAAAATTGTAGCTCTATATTCTAATAATTACGTTAACTGCGTAAAGCCTTTCTTTGGAAATCCCAAGGATCACATTCTGCTTGAGCCTAAAAGAAATAGTAAACCAACTTTTTCTTTTGAAGAAAATCCCAAGACGATTAACTCTATTAAACCAGAAACAATTGCAGGAAACATCTTAAATCTTTTAGAGATTCCCCATTCGAACTCAATTCAAACTCTTTATTTCGGCACTGAATACAATAACATGAGATTAGAAATGGTGCCTAATCAAATAGTAAATCCAACTCAATTTAATTCTAACAATATCGTAGTTAGAATGGATTTGCAACACGATGAAAAATTCTTAAACGAGCAATTACAAGTCTGTCAATGTTTCATTATGACAGATAAACCTATTGATTCAAATCTCATTTTAAACAATCAAAAGAATATCGGACGAATCTTTTATGAAATTAAAGAAAATAGCAGCCTAGAGTTCGTTGATTTTCTTGCTCATAAAAATATTTCTTATCAACTATTTACTTATTTACAGGGAGACAAGCTTGAACAAGCGAAGCTTAAGTATCTTGATCAAGAAATAATTGTAGAAATGCCAACTAATTTAAAGCAAAAGACTGGAATTGAATATACTTTAAATGCTTTCTACAAGTCTAATAAGAGAATAATTAGTAATGGTAAAATTTATTTAAGCGAATCTTCTCTCAAGAATGGCATGGAAGCGAAGCAGGTTGCCGAACCAGTCATTGACTGCCCAGAGTTTTGGAAAGAAGCAGAGAGTTTTTGGATTTTTAGAGTTGACAAGTCGCCGGTTGCCGCATAGTATACCTATGTGAATACCGTAAAGAAACTTGTTCGTTCCTCTGATGGTCTCATTGAAGGTGTGGAATACCACTTTAATGATGACGGCTCTATTAACTGGCGCAAAATGATCAAGCCAGAGTTCCTTGTCCCAAATAGGGATAAGACCAATGAAACTGATGTCACCAAACTAGAAGATAAAGATCTACTTATTCTTCTCGCTGGAATTAAATATGTAGCTCAACTTAGAGGATTCTTCTATGTTGATTACACCGTAACCTCTCCAAGTTCAGACTATGTAGTGGCGGTTTGCAAAATAGAGTGGATCGCAAACTATGAGACACAAGGAAATTCGATAGCCTTCTCTTCTATTGGCGATGCTTCTCCCGGTAATACGAAAGACTTTGCTCGTCACTTCTTGGGGCCGATTGCCGAAAACAGAGCATTCATCCGCTGCGTTCGAAATTTCTTAAAGATTAACATTGTAGGTCAAGACGAAATCGGCAAGTCAAAGAATAACGTTGTCGATGACTCTGCTGAGTCTTCGGCTGTATTTGAGCCTCATGCCATTCTTGAAAAAGTAATGAAAGATAAAAGCGTTACTTTTGCAAAATTAAAAGAACGCCTTATCAAAGAAGGTTACGTTAACGCAGACTCGTTTATGTCAATAGCCGACATTCCAAAGATTAAAATCTTTGAAATGATTGAGAGAATTCAAAAAGCTAAGTGATTAAGAAACCCCAATTCCGGGGGAGCTAGACCCTGCGCCAACAGATCCAGCAAACACCTTATTCGCTGAACCAACGCTTCCCAATCCTTTAAACAAGGAAGCTTCTGAATTTATACTTTCAATTCTTAATTTTAGATATTTAGAATCAACTGGGTCTATTGGGTTTACATAATCTCCTGTGGGAGGAACTTTTGTAGAGAAATCGACTCTTAAGTTCCTTCCATTCTTGGAAGGCTTTACTGTAGTAATTAAGAACCTCTTTCCATTATATCCAGTAGGGTAAAGGACAGAAGTCTTAAATTGTAAATCTATATCATTAAAATCAGCATCATCCGTTGAATATATTTGATCGTATCTGACGGTGAAGCTACTTTCTCCAACGTAAGCGTTTCCAGTTAAAACGATGTCTGCTATTCTGGCGAAGTTATTTGGATTTTGTATATTTAAGAAGGGTTGATCAGTCGTCTCGTAAACTGCACCATAGTTGGCTAATCTCAAGTCTAATTTTTCACCAACTACAAAACCATTATCCAACGGGAAAGTTGTTGAAACAGTATAATAGCCATAATATTTAGAACCATCTCCACTCTGAGTTGCGAAGTTGTTTCCAGAGAAAATAAGGTTAGCTGAAGGATTTCTTAATATAAATCCAGAAGATGGATTTGGAACGATAGCATTATTTCCTTGCCAAAAATCTTGGTAATTACCAATTGGATTAACAAGTATATTCACTCCTGTAACTTGCCCTACATAAGGAGGCATGAACGAAACGATAGCATCTATAGTAGGGACTCCTGCTCCGCCATTATTTAAACCAATGCTAACAGGAGAGAATGTATAACCAGCGCCTCCACTTACGATATTATAACCAGTAATGATGCCTCCGGGCTGATTGTAAAAATCTATTTTTGCTCGTTTTTTATTGAATTGAAATGTCGTTGCGAAGTCTTCTATTATTTGTCCATTAACTTTAGTAAAGAAGTTGACTCCTGTTAGGTATCTTACTCCTTCTCCATTAAAAGATATAACAGACCCATCCCAACCACTTACTTGAGTGCTTCCATCTAATCTATAAGTTAAATTATTATTTAAATAAGCATCATTAACAGATATAAAAGGAATATAATTAAAGTTTCCAGTTACAGGATACTCTTCTCCCAAGTAAGTTTGTAGATAGAACATTCCAGAAATTGGCCTTACGTCTTCAACGTCTTTACCGTGCATACCCTTTCCTGCCATTGATGGAGGATAGAATTTTAATTTACTATAATCTTTATAGATAACGCTACTACTCAAGTCTCTAGCGTCAGTCACTACTGAGATCCCAGATTTAAAATTTGCAGCTAAATAAGGGAAGTTTGGAGTTATTGTTCCAGAAGCGCCTCTTGCAAGAGTTGTTACGCCTTCAAATCTAATTCCTGTTACATAATTAAGATTAGCTCCAGTTAAGGTAATGAGTGATCGATATGTGCCAGTTGTAAGATTTAAAGCAGATGTCGAAATAGAAGGAGGTCTAATCGTTATTGTCTTATAAAGGTTGTCATCATCAAAGCTATTTCTTTGAAAGAAAATTTGACCACTGCCGATATAACCATCTAATGATATGGAGCTAAATCTTGCGTTAGTATCACCTATTCCAATAGCATCAGAACCGCTAAGAAGAAGTTCTAAATCAGGAATTTGAGCAGAAGGATAATCGATAATATTTAAATTTCCAGATAATACACTATACCCGGTATAAGGTTGAGACATTCCAGACAGTGTTGAAATATCAATAGTTTGCATTCCTTGACAAATTAAATATTGACCTGTTTTATTCGTCAAGTTATTGAATCCGCTAATATAAAGGTCTCTTGTTTGAAAGGCGTGAGCATTGATTCCTGTAATAATTATTCCATCTTGTGTCCTGTAGCTGTTAGCGTTTGAACCAGAGATAGTTGTACTTGGGGTAAACGAAGGGGAAAACCCTTTTATTTCGACAGTAGTACCAGATCTTAAAAACCTAAACGCCCCTCGTTTTACGTCTCTTGGAACCGAAACCAAAGCTCCTGTTGGAACGGGCGGAACAACATGTGGATATTTTATTATTTCATTATTGAATCCAACACCATAAATTTCAAAACCACTTAAGTTATTGCCTGACAAACTTATTTGATCTCCAAAATAAGCAGAATTAGGAGTAATTTTTAAAATACTAGGATTTATAAAATTAAAGGAATCCGTTGTGGTAACTCTACTACTTCCGTTTACAACTATAGGGCCATCTTCAATATCGAAAACGTCGTAAGGAATATAAAAACTTAAACCATTAATAGTTTTTGCTCCGAAACTAGTAATTTTTCTAAACGCACCACCTTGCCTACCCAACTCTACAGAAGTCACCGTATTGAAAAATTTACCAGACATATTAATTAAAGTGCCCACAGTTCCAGTAGTCGGAGAGAAGCCGTCAACAATTAGAGTACCTGTTTTTATAGAAAGTCCACTTGGGTATGTATAGACATAGTAATCTGAATTAATAATTAAACTTTCTCCGCTCTGAGCTAAATCAGGAACTGTAAATGTAAATGCTTGATCAAATTCAGACCCACTTCTAAATATATTGTAATTACTAACTCCATAACCGCCTATAGTTATAGAATTTACATAATAAATATTATTTCCATATCCAGTAGCTGGCTGACCTTGCTCTAATAAAGATGGATATATTCCCGTAATTACAGGTGTCTTTAAAAATGTAAAGATCTTATCAAAACCCCCAGTAATTGTTGAGTTAAAGTTGTTTAATACAGGGTTACTTTTCCTAATCGAAGACAAGTTTGGAGTGGTTACGCTTAAATATCCGAAGCTCCTAACGGTGTCGTCAAATAAACCTGCATTAGCATGTATTAAAATTTCAGTATTAATATTATTTTTCGCTCTTCTGATTGGAACAAAATTTGAATACTGATAAGGATCTTCTCTTACTACTCTAATTTCATCTATATACCCACTCCAATATTTGGCCGAAGTATTTGCGTAATCTCTTCCGATATAGATGTCAAATACTGAATTGCTTGCTGCGGGACTCGTTGTCCCTATTCCAACATTTCTATCATTATTTAAACTAAAATCAAGATTAGAATTGACAGCAATATCATAAGGCGATTGGTCTCCAGTTAAGTGAATTGGAAGGCCATTTAATAATATTTTTCCACTAACTTTATTTTGATTTATATAGCTCTTTGAAATAGACAAATGGTTCCAATCTAATTCATTTATTTGTCCAGAAAAATTAGGAGAAAAACCATTCCAATCAATTCCAGATACTATCAACTTGTTGGAAGTGATAAACACATTTAAGCCATTTTGGCTCCCTATTAAATATTTTTTATCAGAAGCAGAGAAATTTACTAAGGGTTTAAAATCTAATTCAATTGCAAAACTCTTCCCATAGCTTAAAGGAATATTTGGAGATTGGCCCGTTATTGAAAATTTAACATAAGGTCCGGGACTGCCAGAAAATAAGAAGCTTCTGTCATCAAATTTAGAAGTATTATTTTTTATCAGTACAGAATTGGAAACTTCTAATGATTTTTGATTTCTGAATGTTGATTGATAAGAATAACTATTTGCATTTTCATTTGCATCGACTACTGAATTAACATCCCCAGTATCTTGAAATAAAAATTGAGAATCTGGATAAATATTATGCCCAAGAACTTCGATGTTTCCACCAATATAATGCTCAAAAGTTGATAGATTTTTAATTACAGGGGAACCTCTTATAATTTCAAAATTTTTGAATATGAAATTCCTATCCCCTGTATTCTGAAGAGTGATATCGTAACATCCAGCGTCTGCGTTTGTGCCAGTAAAAGTTAAACTAGTGTTACTATTATTTTTTACAAAAGCAGAAATAGGAAAACTCTTGTTATGAATTCCATAATTATAGTCTTCTACATAACCAGAAATGTCTTGTATCTTTGATAATTTATTTCTGTTCCCTCTATAATCATAATCAGAATAATTCCCTTGAAGCAGCAGAACAGTATTCGGAATATCGAACATCCCAGAACCAGTGAATACTTGATTAATGCTGTTATATAATCCTACGCCTTTAACAATTCTAAAATCTTCTATATATCCAGAAAATGGATTAACCCCATAAGTAGCATAAGAACCTACATTATGAGTTCCAATGAATAATCCGCTACCTGCTGTGATACTATAAGGAGTTGCCGCTGACACTGTTGCGAAACTCTGTCTATTGTTACCACTGATGGCATAGAAAGTATCGCCATTAGCAGATGTTCTAGAAATTAATACTTTAGTCCATTGATTGGCCGGAATTAAAGAAGTAGCTATATTAAATTTTGCAGTATTGCTTGCAAAAAAAGTCCAATTAGTACTTCCAGCATCTTTATAAAAATAAAAACCATTTCCGTCCCACCCTTGGTCTTGGAACATATCAATTCTTGGGGTTGAAGTGTACGGCAATGGATTGACTAAAAATTCAATAGTAAACGGGCCTGTTCCAAAACTAAAGTCTCCTCCAGAAGGAGAAGGTATCTGCAAGTAAGAACTTCCGCTGAATAATAAAGACCTTCCAAATATGCCAACTTGAGAACTCCTAACTCCGCTATTTAAAATTGTCTTAGGCTGTCTATAATTTAATCCGCTTAAAATAATACCTGTGACGTTTCCAAAATTTTTTCCTATAGCTATATTAGACTCACCAGAATTTAAATAATAATTTAAAGCATTAAACACCACAGGAGCTTTAAGGACCGTAATTTGATTTTTAGAAGTAAAAGAGGTATTATCTTTAGAATTTATTGTTACGAATCCTGCATTAGCGTTTGAAGGGACTATTCCAGAAATCACATCTCCTGCCCCTGTGAAAAGAGCGGTTACAAAACCAGTGATATTATCATCTACAGAAGTAGTGAAATTTACAGGAAAATAAGATTGGTCAACATAGGCTATATTAAAATTTTTACCAGAAATCTTTAATAAATCTCCTTCATAAGGAAGATTATCGCTAAATCCACTAATAAAAATTCTACCAAAAAAATCAAACGAACTAGAAACGCGCACTATTCCAGTATTATTATATCCACTTATTGTAATTGGACCTGTCGTGTATCCGCTTGGGATCTTAACTAATAAAACGCCACTATCTGGTTGATAAGAAATATTTGTACCAGTAATATTATTAAATGCTACATATCGAACTCCACTTAATGACTTCCCACTAATAGCTACAAATTCTCCAACTTCTTGAGTTGAAGGAATAACCGCATCTAATCTTGGAATTGGAAAAAAATCAACCCCACTAACATACATTGGAGCAGAGAGCGTAGCTCCAGTAATAAAATAAAAATTAGCTTGCCCTAAAATTATATTTTCTGGGACGTTGAACTCTATGTATTCAGGAGAGCCATCATAGTAAGAAAAATCAATAAATCCAGCACCGGGGACTTGCAAGCCACTAACGGCATAAAGACCTGCGCCCGTGACGCGCATTCTTTGATTTATTAAACCTGTATTGTAACTTGGCATATTATAGTCCTTCGAAAAATTTAGATAATATTATTTCGTTTTTATTCACGCTTGTTTTAAAGTTAAATATCGAAGAAGAACTCGTCTCTTCTGTATCTATTAGAATAGCAGCAGCACCTTTTAAAGAGGTAGGGGCTACGGCAGTAATTAAAGAAGTAGAAACCGGGTTAAAAGAAGTAGCCTCAGTATTACCAAAAAATATTTTTTTAACATTAATAAAATTACTGCCATTTATAGTAACTGTCCCTCCGGGCAAAATAACTCTTGGCGTGAAATCGGTTATTACTGGTTTAAAATGTGAGAAATCTTGTTTTAATGTAAACTCTGATCTTGCATAACCTTGAGTCTCTACAGAAGTTCTCTTTGAAGAGACTATCCCCGCAAAAGAAAGCGTATCTAAAGGCGCTGTTCCTGTTTGCAAAGAAATAGAAAAAGTACAAGGAACGCCAGAATAGGGAAGCGATACATTAAAATTATCTAATTCAAAAGAAAGAGACTGAGATCGCTTTCCTAAATACGCTCTACCACTTTGATCAAAAGTAGTTGCGCCTTCTTTATTATACTTCTGAACCTCTCTCTGGTATTGATAACTAAAATTAGTAAAATTATAACCATTTGAATCAAAAGGCGTTCCATCTAAGTTGCCTGATAAATAAAAACTTGAGAAATTTAAAGGAGTGAATTCTGGCCTGTTAATAGGAGCAGTCGCAGAGAAGGCTCCTTTTAAAGGCTCGAAAACTTTAACTTCTACATCAACTTTAGCCAAAGAATCAGGAGATCCTTTTATAGAATAGTTTGTAATGTAGCCATTTTGGAAATACAAGCCGCAAAAATTTCCAGAAATTCCTTGTTCTGAATTAGCCCCTAATAGATATTCTTTTACGAAGTCTTTGCCTGTTAAGTAATAAGAAATTGAAAAACTAGTATCTACTGTATCTTCGGCTATATAAGAATAAGAATTCTTTTTAAATTCTTCGTTGTAGACAGGAGTGTTAGATGAATCAAGAGACATGTTAACATTAGAGGCGAGGATATCAACGCCACTAAAGCTAAACGTACAATTTTTATAATTAAAAAACATTTAGAAACTCCTTTTTAATGATATTTTATTTTTAGCAAAATCGTCAATATTAATCGACAGATTAGAAGAATCGATCTTGCTTCCTGAAGTATTAATAATCATTATTGATTGATTGCCAAAAGTAGTTATGTTTATCTTGGCGTTCTCTGCTGTCGATAAATCTGTATTAGAGAAATTTGAATTAAAATTCTCTATGGTGAAATCAAACGTTTCTTCTCCAGCGGATAGATCAACTTGCCTTGGTCTTTGTTGGCCTACTGAGTAGATCGGGTTCCAATTGATAGAAATTCCATAGGCGAAGTCTAAAACATTATAGAGGGTGGCTGTTCCTGAGACTTTAGCGTTCCACGAATGAGCTATCCCTGATCCACTAGCTAGGTTATTAATTGCAGTTTTATCATTAAGGCTTCCAGAAAGATTAGAAAAACTAGACAAAGAAACAGAAGCTTGTATTTTTGAGTTAGGATTTACTGTTAATGAATATCTAGAAGGATAAAAAGAGCCACTTACTCCTGCTAAAGCGACTTGAACAGGAATATTTATTTCAGGAAAGCTATTAGTAAAAATCCCTGTTTTTAGATAATCGAAACACTTGTATATAGGATCAGAGATATTTGGAAAATAAGTAAACTCAATATTAGTCTCATCTGCTTTAGTCTTAAACATCTGAGATGAGTTTTGTCTTCCGATTGCGTAAGTAGAATTTATACTCCTATTTACTGCAATAGAAGCGTTCTGAGCCAGAACTAAGCCTGACCCAAAACGCGAATTAAATACTACGTCACACTCATTAAAATATTTCATCCTTTTTCCTTATTTCAGATAACCCTTGTACCTTACCGTTATTCCTACAGGAGAATTTACACTAGCGGAGAAGTCTTCGGAAACGTCAATAAAATAACATAACGAACTTCCAAAATCAAAATTTACTGAATTTCCATTAAAGTCTTTAGTTTTAATGTAAAAATTACTAATGTTTTTTATGTTATACGATAAATCTGACAGTTTTTGCAAAGCGTAATTATCTTGAGCTATATTGAATTCGCAACTGACCTCAAGAGGATAAATTGTTCTTACAGAAAATGGGGTTGAAGAGCCTAAATAATACGCAGGGCTTCTATTAGTATTAATATTAAGGTTGAAAGAATTGACCCTATTTGTGATAAAATCATTAACTCCTATGTCTATTGAATTTGAGTTTACCAAAGATGTGGCGTTTGATTGATTAAAATTACCTTGAGAAGCTATAGATCCAGCATCATTGTATATTTCAAAATTCGCCCTAACAGTTGGGACTTCTCCAATTTGAACTCCACAAGAGTAAGAACTCAAATATCCGCTTTGAAATCCAAATAATATATTAGAACTTGGATTACTTTTCTTAGTAATGAATCCGTAGTTACCCGCTTCACCTGTACAAGCTAGAAAATCATTTGAAGTAGTCAATAGACTAGTTACAGACAAAGTAGCACCTTTCGCTCCTTCTGGAGTGTAAAAGCTGCTATTCATGCCAAGATACTTGGTATGTTGAACTGGCATTTGATAGGAAGCCTGAATATCCTGAACGCCATGAACTTGGCTTTGATTCAAGTAAAAATCCAAGTTCTGTTTATTTAGTCGAGATAATGCCATCTTATTTTATTATTTACACAAAAAAGTGTAATAATAAGTTGGTAAAAGGTAAAAGGTATGTCTAGTTCGATTTTTAACATTAGTTCATGGAGCAGTTCTGCCATATATAATAAGCATGATATTATCGTATACACAGATAATCGATATTATTACGCTAAAGCGGCGGTTCCCGCAGCCAATCCTCCCATCTATTCTAATGTAATATCTAATTCGGATACTTATTGGGGTGGTTTTTTCCAGCATCCAGTAGTAAAGAAAGACTATCCTTTATTTATTTGGAAGCCTTCATATCAAACTCAAGCGAATTTTGAGCCCAAAGTAGATGTAATAAAATACGGAGATGGTTACGAAAAAAGAGTAAGTGATCAAATTAACTTTAATCTGCTCAATTTTGAATTGAATTTTGACGGGTTAACATTAGACGAATGTACTGCTATCCTTCATTTTCTTAGTGCAAGGTCAGCGAAGGCAGCTTTTATATATTACCCATCTGCTCCCTATACTGTAGCGGCTACAGATGCTAAATTATTTGTTTGCAGAAAATGGGGATCATCTAATCCATTCTTCAATAATTTCTCTGTAAAAGCTACCTTCGAAGAAGTACCAGCATAATATTATGGCTACCCAACAAGAAAAAAATGCATCCTTAAAAGTAAACACAGAGTTTTTCTCTCTTGAGCCTTCTTCAATTATTTCTTTATTTGAAGTAGATTTAACTGAAATTGGATTTGATAGCAATAGCCAATTCATTGTTAATCTTAAAAACTTTCAAATAACATTACCGGGAGGGAATACTGAAGGTTTTAATTACAAAACAATCCGCCTCCATAATAATTTAAAGCTTGGAAGGAATATTATTTATTGGAAAAAAAACCCTTATTTACCCGCTCCTCTTTCCACTGAAGGGTTTGAGATAGCCGCAAGAGGCGTATTTCCTAAACCTAAAGTTCAAATTAGCTTTTCTGATGATATGCTCGATGTGTTTAGTCTTTTTAGGGGGACTATTGATTTTGGAGATTTAATTGGTGCAAAATTTACAAGAATTAGGACATTTGCTAAATTTCTTGATAGGAGCAACTTTTATCAAAGCGATGGCACTTCTCTATTGTCTCCAGACAGATTAGTGATACCAGACGGGTTTGACCCTGATCCTAATTGCGAATTTCCCAGAGATGTTTATTACTTTGACAGAAAGTCTTCAGAAAATAAAAATAGCATTCAGTTTGAGCTTTCAAGCGCAATAGACTTAGACAGAGTAAGGTTGCCTAAAAGGAGAGTTTTAAGTTATATTTGTCCTTGGCAATATAGAGGAGAAGGATGTTTATACGAATACAAAGACAGGTTAAACGAAGATGTACATGGAACGGCCACCGCAATACCAAATAAGAGCGATTCAAGTGGAGTATCAGCACCAGTTTGCGGCACTGAAGATGACCAAGTAATTAAAGACATGCCTTTATTTGATGGAGTTCCCTTCTCAAATAATCCTAGCAAATGGGGTTCATCAACTAAGTATGAAAAAGGAAATGTAGTTTTTATAGCGAAAAAAGGTATAAACTTTTATTTTGTTGCAAAGTCAGAGGTCCCAATTAACACACCTCCCCCAAATGGACAATATTGGCTAGCAGATCAATGCTCTAAGAGCGTTAAAGGATGTAAAATTAGATTTGGAGAAAATCCTTTACCTTTTGGAGGATTCTATGGAGTATCTAATTATAATAGAGGGGCATTTTAATGGTTTCTGAGAAGATAAAAATAAAGATAAGAGAACACGCATTAAAGGAAAACCCTGAAGAGTGCTGTGGCCTTTTGCTTTTAAATAGCAAAAATGAGCTAGAAGCTTTTCCTTGTAGGAATATTGCTCAAGATAAGGAAAATGAATTTGTTGTATGTCAGCTAGACTACTTGAAGGCAGCGATGAATGGTAAAATTGTTGGCATTTACCACTCTCATTGTATACAAGATAATTCTTTTTCAGAGTTAGACAAGCAGATAAGTCACAAACTTAATTTAAAAAACATAGTTTATATACTAAAAAGAGATTCTTTTGAAGAGTATTCTCCAGAAAATTACTATAATAAATACGTTAATAAAGATTTTGTAATTGGACTATCTGACTGCTTATCAATAGTAGAAAACTATTATAATGAAGAATTTGGCATTAAAATATTCCACTATGAAAGAGGAACAGATTGGGACAAGAATTACGAAGAGTTTGTAAAGGATAAACTAGCAGAGTTTTGTGAATCACAAAGTTTTGACAAGTTTTTTGAAAAAGAGAATTTCATTAAGGTTGAAAGTATAGATAACGCTAAGAAGCATGACATTATAGTGTTTAAATATTTAGAGAACTATCCTTCTCACTTTGGCATTTACCTTGGACAAAATTATATTTTACACCAGCCAAGAAATAAAAAATCAATCATTGAAAGGCTAACAGATGCAGAGAAAAGAAGGATCTATTGTTTCGCAAGGAGTAAGCAATTATGTTAACAGAAGAAATAAAAAATCAAATCATTGAACACGCTAATACTTCTGATAATGAAGTGTGCGGCTTTTTATTGAATACAGACGATGGAATAGAAACGCAAAAAAAAGAGAACCTAATTGATTCTGCCACTGAATTCATGATGAATCTTAACGGGCAATCTAATATCGCTGCTTATTATCATTCTCATATTAATTTTGATGCTATTTCAGAAGCAGACAAGATTGTTTCGGAAAGGCTTGGTTTAACCTGTATTGTTTACAATAAGCAAAGCGGATCTTTTCATATTTATAGTCCAAATAGTTATAGAATTCAGTACACAGGAAGACCTTTCCTTTTGGGGTTTGCTGATTGTTTGTGGCTAGTAAAAGATTATTACTGCCATGATTTAAACATTCATCTTTGCCCAGAATTAGAAGTTCTTAAGAATACCGTTTCTGAAGAAGAGTATAATGAAATGGCGAACAAAAGATTAATTGATGAAGCAGAATGTTTAAAAGATAAAGATGATTATTTGAAAAAATACTTTGAATATAACGGATTTAGACAAGTTTCTGACTTGAAGAAAAACGATGTCTTAATAATGAGAACAGAAAAATTTAATTTTCCTATCCATTGCGCTGTTTATCTAGGTAAAGATATTATTTTGCATCATCCGGGAGATGGAATCTCTACTACTGAAAGACTTTCTAATGGTTATAAAAAATGGGTAATTTATATAATGAGAAACAACCTTTATGACTAACATAACTTTACACGGTGAGATGGGAGAACAAGTAGGCAGAGAGCATTGGACTTTAAAAGTAAACTCTATAAAAGAAGCTCTGCGGGCTATCCAAGTGTTGTCTAAGGGTAAGTTATTAAGATATTTAATTGGCGCAGCAGAGAAAAGTATTGAATATAAGGTTCTTGTTAATAAAAGACAAATGATATCAGCCGAGGAGGTTTGTTTAGAAAAACCAGAGTCTATTTTCAATTCTGAATTAGTAATGATAAATGAAAAACTAGACACTCTAGACATAGTCCCAATTATTAAAGGCGCTGGCGGCGGAGGCGGGAACAATACGACGAAAGGAGTGCTGGCCTTGGTGTTGGCGGTTGTATTAATTGCGACTGGCGTTTTCGCTCCTGCTGGTTTCGGAATAGGATTGGGAGCTACTGCAAGCGCTACCTTAGCTACTGCATTAGTTAGTGCTGGTATCGGTTTGGCGGTAACTGGCATCACCTTACTCATGATGACTCCTCCAAAATTTGATGACTTTAGAAAGATTCAAGAAGGTGGAGGTAAACCAAGCTATCTATTTGATGGACCTTCTAACATTCTTGGAGAAGGTGGACCTGTACCAGTTGGGTATGGAAGAATGAAAATAGGATCTCAAACTGTTGAGATAACATTAAAGAATTTTGAACTAGATATCAGATCGACATCAGCAGATGTTAAAAGCAAGATTAAGGGCATATAAAAAATGAATAACTTTGAAGATTTCAAATATGTAAAAGGTTTTGGAGGTAAAGGGAGCAGCACACAGCAAGCAGCGCAACCCACCGCCGCCTACGAAGATCCAGAAGGATTCATTTACGCAAAAAATTCGGTTGGCGGAGTTAATTATAATGTCTATCAATTTGCGAAAGTAAAAGATCTGCTTTCAGAGGGACCAATTGATGGGTTGGTAGATGGACAGTATGTTTATAATGGCAGCGTAGGTAACTTAGGATACACTAGCGTAATTTATAATCAATACCCTATAGTACTAGGCGAAGATTCAAAATCTGTTTATTTAAGATCTATTTATTGGAATCAAACTCCACTTTTGGATAGTCAAAATAAATATAATTTTCAACAAATAAATGTAAACTCCACAAATGGAACCCCTATTGGCACTGCGACAGGAGAGGAATTTGAAAACGTTTCTTATATCCGCTCAATAGGAGAAAGACTAAGAGGTCCAAATTTTTTAAGTACCACTTCTGATCAGATAGCTGATTATCAAAGATCTTATCGTATATTAAATAAAGAATGTAAAAAACTTTTTTTAAATTTTACAATATCTTCTCTTTATACGACATTAAAATATCAAGATTTAACCGCAGGAAAACCAATAGATGGAGTCGCCAGCGCTAATGCAACAGATGGATATTTTATTCTCTCTACAGAAGGTAGAGAATTGTCGCTAGCCAATCAATCAGACGGAAGCTCTAAGGCTGGCGTTGGGTCCGTTCTTTATCATAGTTTTAAAGTAAGAATAAAAATAAACTCTGTTTATAAGGAAGGCTATAACTCAAGGAATTCTACTATTGATATGGTTACAGGTGTGCCAAAAGTTATTAAAGATGGACAAGATTTATCTATTAGCGTTGACAATAATATCCCTAATTTAATTGAAATAACATTTAAAGGTAAAGTCACTCAAGGATATTCTAAACAAATTATGCTTGACATGTCTACTGTCTTCCAAGAATTAAATACAAATGAAAATTGGTTAGGATGGGAGCTTTCGATATTAAAAATAACCCCAGAAGATACATTTTCCTCAAGAGCGTCTTTTGTATCAATAGAAAGTATTACTGAGATTTATTCTTCTTCATTTAGATATACAAACTCCGCTACTATTACCTCTAGATTTAATGCTGCTTATTTCTCTAAAATACCAGAGAGATCTTATGACGTAAAATTATTAAAAGTTAAAGTCCCTGCTAACTATGATCCATTAACAAAGACATACGGAGAAACGACAACTCGCACAATAAGCGTTAATGATTCTTATATTAAAACTGATAAAACGCCAGCAATCGATTACTTTATAGGAGAAGATCAGACCTACACCAATGCAAGCAATATTAATCCGCCCATTGTAGCAGGATTAATTGGTCAATTTGCCGCAGAAAATACAACAAATGGTGGAGCGACTACGCCAGTAACTGCATGGGCTAATAGAGTTGCTGGCAATTTGACTTGCACTTTATCAACGAGCAAGCCGACTTATGGTAAAGCTGGGGAAACCAGTCCAAATGGTTCTTATGGAGTAAGTTTTGCCAGCACTCAAACTGCTACTTTTTTAGATGGAGTTAAATTTTTTGCTGACGGAAACGGCAACTGTACTATTTTTGTAGTATCTAAATGGGACGCTTCGTCAACTGCTGCAACAAGAAAGAGAATTTTACAAGGAAATGGAAATAACTGGTTATTAGGAAATTGGGAGAATTATAATAAAGCTTTTTTCTTTGGGTCTTGGGTTAATGGCCCAATGGGCGCGGGCGATGGCAATTTTAATCTTTCAAATTACTGGAACACTTCAAATGATTCAAATACTTATATTGCTGGCGCGGTAATTAGAAATGATAAAAATGTAAATATATTCTGGCAAAATTCTATTTATTCCGTTCAAACATCAACAGTTCCAACTGCGCCACAAGGGTTAGCTATAAACACAGGGAAAGTACCAGCAGATAAAAGTGATTGTACAGTTTTTGAAATTTTAATTTATAACCGCGCTCTCGCTAAGGAGGAAGCTATTAAAGTAAGAAATTGGCTTAATAATAAATGGAATGTCGCTGTAACTAATCCTACTTTTGTAAATTCACCAGATGGCTACAATTCAAAAGCTCTTCAGGTTTTGAATAATGTTTCTTTGACAATACCTTTGAAAACCATTTGCTCTCTTGGACAAGAGATGAAGCCTTATAATCTTCCAGTATATGGCGATAACCCAAAGGACAGACCTTATAAATTTGATTTGATACCTGAAAGATTTTGGAAAAATCCTGCGACTATACAGCCATTTAATTTACAAAAACAAGGGTTTTGTAGTTTTTATTGTGATTTTTATTTAAAGTTAGATCAGAGTCTAGTAAACGGAAATTATTCTCTAATACATAGAGATGGACAATTTAATCTTTCCATTACTATAGGAGATAATAATACGAATTTAATTCTTACAATTTTAACTCCAAATGTCGCTCAAAATGAACAGAAAAAATACACAATAAATAAAACTTTAGATCAGTCAAAATATTCGAAAACAATACTCAAAAACAAGTACACAAGATTCAGTTTATATATATTGCCAAAAATAGTAAAACCGACTCTTTCATATGCGAAGAATGCAAGCGAAGTAGTCCTGTCTACTGCTGTCAAAGAGAGGTGGATAAATGCCAATTTCAATGGGCGCGACATTCTTATGTCAGATGTTTTAGATAAAGAACAGAACCAATTTACTAAGACCTTAGCTGCTTCATTAGGCATAACTCCTAGCCCTGACATGGCAATGCAATTGCTAGTCAACGGCGTCACCTTTAGAGAAGACACTACTTACCAAGGAGATATTTCTAACCTTGCGCCCCTTTGTACAAAATACTTCGCATATACTATAGGAGCATATAGCAGCGAGAAACCCATAGAAGTACTTGGAGTAGATTATTACCCAGATATATTAAACGCAGAGATAGATGTTCTTTTAGATTTAGAAAAAGAAATCCAATGCAATATAAACGTAGGAGATTATACAACTTATAAAGCTGTTTGCGTAGGAATAGAATATTATTTAAAAACAGATTATACTGATTGGTCAGTATATCCTTCTAGCTATTTTACAGAAGTAAAAGCGTTAAGAGAAAATGTGATGCTTACAATAACTAATCAAGCTTTAAAAAATTACAACGAAACAGATATAAATGGCACCTTAACCCTTAACAATTTAAATGTAGTTTTGTCTTCAAATCAAACTAATGTCCTGCTTAGTTTAGGGCCTAGAACTGAAGAAATGGGCATAATATCTAATAATTTACTTCCAATTAAGGCTTATCTCACTAATGATGGATATCTTAAGTCGCCAGACATGCCCCCTAGCGTATCTAGCGGACCTTTTAACCCTGCTTCTTTTATTAATAATAACTCTGCAATAGAAATATTTACAAATAAAACAAGCGCTGGATTCGGCGGCAAAATATTAGGGCTTGCTGACTCTATCAGAGTAAATCAAATTGAATTTGATAAAGCTATTTTAGCTAAAGCCTATTCAAGAACTTTATTTTCAGAAAGTCTACCCCGAAAGATTTCTACATACACTCCTTCAGCAGTTCCAACTTACGCATCTTCGAATGATTATTGGGATGGTAATTTTAAACAGAATAAAGAATGGACCGATAACCCAGCTTGGTGCTTTTATGATCTTTTAACCAACAAGAGATACGGAGCAGGGAATCAGATTGCTGAAACTGACGTAGATAAATGGTCTCTATATCAAATTGGAAAATATTGCGACGAATTAGTCAGTGACGGATTCGGAGGAGTAGAGCCCAGATTTTCCTGTAATCTTTATCTCCAAACTCAAGAAGACGCTCTTAAAGTATTAGCAGATATGGCTTCTATATTTAGAGGCATGTTCTATTATGCAAATGGATTTATTTTTTCAATAAATGACATGCCAGAAGAGACTCCTGTTTATTCATTCACAAATTCTAATGTAATAAATGGTAATTTTAATTACGAATCCACTTCTTTAAAGGACAGGAATTCTGCTGTTTATGTTCGTTATGTTGACAAAAATAATTTTTATAAACCAGCAGTAGAATATGTAGAGAACATAGAAGCAATTAGAAAATTTGGATTTAAGGAAACCGAATTGACAGCATTTGGATGCACAAGCAGAGGACAGGCCCAAAGACTGGGCAGGTGGCTATTAGCTTCAGAATATAACGAAACAGAAACGGCGTCTTTTGAGGCTGGCCCAGAATGTATTTATTTAAAACCCGGAGATGTAATTAAAATTTATGATTATAATAAAAAACACAAAACAGTAGGCGGTCGTTTAAATTATATTGATATCTCTGGAGACGTAATTGCCACCACCGGGACATTAACTTTAGATCGAAAGCTCGACTTTAATTTCTCTGGAGGTCAAAACTATAAACTAACAATACTTTCTCCAAAATACAATATAGATCCTAGTTTTAAAGATGCACAAGGAAACAGTAGAGTAACTAGCAGTCTTGATTACAACGAATACAGAAAACCATTAGTCAACTCTTTCATGATTAATAGTGGTAATTTAATTACTGGTCAATATTATGATTCTATAAGAATCACAGGTTTGTCTCCAGTAATGGCTTCTGGATTGAATGTAACTGGTTTAGCGTATTTTACAGGAGCATCAGGTATGTCTCCCAAATCAATAACTTGGGCGTTAGAAAATTCAGGAAACCTAGACGGGTCTACAGATAGTGATTATGATTTTTATAGAATTTTTAGAATTCAAGAGTCTACTGAAGGCGCTAATTACACTATATTAGGCTCTCAAGTATACAACTTAAAATATACACAAATAGAATCTGGATTAAATATCACGCCTCCAAAAGCTCCCGCAAGCCCAGCTTCCCCTCCTTCAATTGTCACATTTATTAAAGGAAATAAATCTCTTACTCTAGGTATATATTATGATCCATCAATCAAGACTAGCACAATAGGATTCAAAATATTCACTAATACTGTATACGCAACCGACTTTAATCCAAATACAGACACTTCATCTAGATTTGCGTCAATTAATATTAATGAATCGTATGTAAATACTACCTTTTCTGTTGATGGAAATATTGATAAGATAAGAGTATATGGAGTTAATATTAATAACGAATCTTCATCATCATATGTAGAAGCGGTGCCAATTGGCGGCAATGACGCTACAAATTCTCCAATCGTTGGGTTAGATGCAATTACACCTAACGCTGTCGTTGATGGAGGCGCACCTCTCATAGTTAAAACAAGAGGAGATTTTTTCCCCTTAGTATCCCCTCCAGATAAGAACAAGACTATAAATTCTTTAAGTGTTAACATTAGTTTAAATTTTATTAAAGATCCGGTTCAATTTAATGACGATTCCTACTCTTACAGATCAAGAACAATTCCAGAAAAAGTAGATTCAAAAGAACAATTTATCACTAGTTTAGAGAAATATCAAAACTCAACTCCTTTAAATGAGTACATCTTTGCTAATGACATCCTCAAGACGCTAGAAAATCAATACGTTTATTCTAGTAATTTAAACGCAGTAAAGTATAGAAATTTTTCTATCGCTATAGACAAAGCTAATACTTCACTTGCAGATGGGATAACATATTCGACATCAAAGAATTTTACAAATGAAAAAGGATTTTTATTACTTACATACGACAATCAAGACTCTACGATAAAGACTTCTCTAGATAATATTTTAAATAATGAAAATAATTTATTTTCAATACTTTCCCAAGAAACGGCGAATTTTTTAAGCATTAGAATCCATCAAGATTTCGCTGATACTTTTGTTAGCACATTTTACTTGCTACTTGTTCCTTCTAATACAGAATTTAAATTTGGAAGTAATGGAATAATATACGATGAAGAAACAGGCTCTCCTATTGGAGTTAAAAATTCCTCAAATGAAGAGATTAATGACTGTCATTTTATACAGGTGGAGAATACGAGTATTGATTTTGAATCTAGAAAAAATGTCGATGACAGTGGTAGACCATTTAGCTCAACTAGCTACAATATTTATTTAATAGCTGTAGATGCTTTAATGTCTGAATGGGTGAAATTTGGGACAGATACAGAACCAAGAAGAATTTTGGATTATACTTCTAAATTCGCTGACGCAGCTAATAATGTTACCACAATTTATCCTCAGATAAGCGACCGAAAGGCCATTCAACTCTATGTAGACCCAAATTTAGACACTTCCATAGAAGAAGTTTTAAAAAATGCTGGTGACAAATATTTACACTTTACTTTTAACCAAACAATAATGATTGAGAGTATGTTTAATCAAGCTGGTTATATTGCTGAGACCACTTTCCCTAATCTCACGCTATCGAGAAACAGTATAATATACAAGCCTACTATAGATAGTAATTTAAGTATTTCGCAAAAAGACAGCAATGTACTCTCTACAAACCCAAATGGAAATAGTGCTTATTATCTTTTATCACTACAAAATAGACCAAATATTACGGACCTATCTTTTCCTCCCACTATCCCTCCAAACAAAAGAGCTTACGTTTTAAACGGCAATAAATTATTTACAAGAGCTTTAGTGTCAGACGAACAGACGACAGTAACCCCAAAATTGCTGCAAGGGATTTATAGTGAAAATGCTAACAATCGTTTTCAAGTATTTAAAGGCGTCTCTAGCAACTCTATTTATGGAGAAGAGTTTTTCGATATTTCAATTGCTCGACTTTTGAATATGCCAGAGGGGACTACAGGTTTTGGAAAAAAAGTAAATGAATCAACAAGTAAAAACCTTTCATTGGTCCAACTCGGATATAGATTAACGAACACCATTTACTCAGGAATAACTAAAGAGACTTTTCAAGACACAGTAAAGTACGATATAGATTTTTATAACTCCCCATTCAATGCAATCAACGTTACTCCACAAGGTAATTTGGACGTCATAGGCGTCTCTGCTCAAGACGTTTCTTTTTCACTTAATTATCTTCCTAAAGAAACTCTCGTTAATTTTTTAAACCCAACTGACGTTCAAGGTTTTGCTCCATCAGTTTCAACTCAAGGCGCAAGTCAAGGATATATTGCTGGAATTCCCTTGTTAGATAAAATTGATAAATTGCAAATAACAATTCAAATTCGATACCCATCCGCCGACAAAAAAATAAAGATATTTTGTTATAACGGGGAAGATTATATATCTAGCGAGATATCTTCAAATCAAATAATTAAAGATAAAGAGAATTCTGTGACTATTACTTTATATAATTTATCTCATAAAAATTATTATACTTATGCAGCGCAATATCGAGACAGTGCTCTCGGTGGTCCAGATGTGCTTAACAACAATCCTTTTTGGAGTTTTAATGATCCGAAAAATCTAGCTTTTGCCCATTTGTCTGCTGCAAAAGCATTAGGGAAAATGCCTAACCATAATTTTCATATTCAAGCGTTAGAATTATCAATAATCGTAACTTATTCATAAATGAAATACTATATTATATATTTTATAAACGGTAGTTATAAATATTTGCAGTCTTCTTTTAATTTAATGGATAATTTAGATAGACTTCATCTTGTAGGAGTAGATTATGAAGTAGTCGATTATATTGTGCCATTAAAAGGACATATTAACCAAAGCGAATTAGAATATAGAAAATTTTTGCCTGATGGCAATTCAATATGGAAAAAAGAAGAACTTATTAATAAAAAAACAAAAGAGTTCACTTATAAAAGAAACTCTTTATTGCAAAGCCTTGATACTCATTTTATTATATCTCTTGAAACTCCCAATAACAAACAGACAGAGATTATTAAAAGAAACAAAAACTTCTTAAGAGAACTTTCTTGCAGAACGGAAATGCAACACATTCATGACTGCGAAAAGATTAATAAGTTTAATGCTTTCTATAATATAGTAGACATACAAATTATTGACCCCGGTTATGGCTGTTCAGAATCCGTGCCTCATGTTACTATTTCTCCTCCTGAAGAGAATGATCATAATTACGGATTGATGGCTGCTGCTAACGCTATTAGAGGATCAAAAGGAGAATTACTTTCTTTATCTATGGCAAAATTAGGATGCGGTTATATATCTGAACCTACAATTAAAATAAGCGGATATGAAGGAGAAAGCGCAAAACATCCTGTATTAAAAGCTGTTATTGGTAATATAATATAAACATGACAGACGTATTGTTTTCTTTCGGTGACGAATTTGCGTACTCTAATAATTTAGCAAATTGGTCTTTAATTAATTCAGGAGAACAGATTGAAATAATGGGGAACCCGGAAAAATTCTCCGTTGTTCGCGCCAATGTAATTAATTATAATAAAGGTTTTACAGTAGAATCAAATTCAATAATTAAATTTGATAACATTATAAAAGATTTAGTTTTAGATGGAGATACTATTGATTGTTATTTTATTACTTATTATACTGCATTAGTCAATGAAATTACTGAGGCTGGATCTGGATACAAAGTAAATGAATATGTAAACATTAATAAAAATACTTATTTTGATTCTAGCAACGATAGAAATGAAAGAGCTATTCTCCAAGTCAAATCTGTTGATAGTAACGGAGGTATTACTGAACTCCATTTAATTAACAATGGCAAATTCACTCAAAACTTTGAGCAAGCAGACCTAGATGGCGGCTCTGGCAAAGGAGCAAAAGTAAGCCTAATCCTAGGCAAACACGACAAAAAATCTTTAAAGTTCTTCTCTGTATTAAATGTAAAGCGAGATCAAGGCTTTACTTTCGTAGAACTAAATGAAAAGATTAAAGACAGCTTCCTTACTGGTGAAATTTATATAAAACGATATCGCATCACTTTAAATAAATCTACGGACAAAGAATACTCTAGCCATCCTTTTATTCTTAAAGTAGAGAATACTCCTTTTCTAAACTTGCCATTAGCCAAAGATAATAATATAGAGCAAATCTATAATCAGGCTATACTGACTATAGACTCTAAGATTAAAGAATTATCTACTGGAGTAAAGTAATCCTCCGGGCCTCTTTTGCTCAATCAATACTTCAACGACTTTACCTTTAAGCAGTTCAGC